TGGATCTTGTAAATCCATAAACCAGAATGTCGCAAAGTATAGTAAGTAAACATATACTCCTAAAAATAATCTTGGGATTACTCTCCAAGCATCAATCATCTTAGCAAAGAATATCCATTTTTGCCATGGATTCTTTTTATCATCATGTGTAAGTTCAAATATTTCTTGTTTCAATTCACCGATTTCGGTGACCATTGCCATAAATTTTTGAAGATCTATTTCAACTTCATTACGGGACATATCTCCCTGAAATTGGTCTTCTCTAGCCATTTTTAATTCCTCTTGTTTCTTTCTCGCTCAAGGTCTTCAAGATATTCTTTTAACAAACTGATATATACCTCTCTTTCCCAGGGCATCATATTTTCAAGTTCGGTTAAACTATAATTGTGATGTTGCATCATCGCAAAATTAGTTTGATAATAATTTATGATACTCTCATGTGAGAGGCCTACGTAAAAAAACTAGCAAGCCCTCTCAGTACTGTTTCATTTTCATGATTGCATTTTTCACACTCATAACTTAGGTTATATTCTAATTTAGGGATATCCCCAAAAAAGGCTGCAACCTTTTGAAACTGATCAGATGTTAAACTATCTAAAAAGTCCTGAACTTCTTCATTACTTTCTTTTTTCACATCATATACATTCTCTTCATCAAATATTGTATTAACACATCCAACGATTAAGCTCATAAGACCAGTAATAGAATCTATTTCTTCTACTCCTATTTCCGCTAATAGTTCAGCTGTTGGGTATCTCATCGTTACTCCAACAGATTCTGTAAGTCTAATAGTATTTGCTTCTGGATCATAATCGGTTAGATTAACATCAGAAGTTTTTAAACTTACTTCGTTTACGTGTTCACATTCACTACATTGACTAGTTAATTTTATTTCGTCTCCAACTGAAATTGCTCTCAGTTCTAAAAATAATTTTTCTATATCGAATGAAGCCAATACGTCAATATCTAAATCACCTTCTATACATGAAGTTATTAGATTTCTAATCGCCATTGCAATTTGTTTAGGATCTTGTGATTCTAAAGCTAACAATAGCACCTTTTCTTCCTTAACTAAATAAGGTCTCATAATGTATTCCTCTCCCGTTGACGGAATTGTCACCGGATAACGAGGCACATCAATTTTTGGTAAAGCCATAATTTTTATTCTCCAATTATTATGAAATTAAATTCCCTATAGCTCTTAGCCCACCGCCAAGAGTCGAAGTTAACGCATCTTCTGCAATCCAATAATCGTAATTCCATTGGACGGTTAACTCATGGGTATTGTTCTCTGAACTATTGTCCAGAGCTAAACCACCTAAGGTAGTAGGAAAAGCATTAACTAATCTTACTCCATAGACAGGTTTATTCTCTTTATTTAACTGTTGTATTGTGACATCAGTTACATAATCATCTTTATAACCAACAAAGTAATCTTTGGCATTGAATATTTCATCAATCCAATTATCAAACATAGTTTTAATATACATATCGGATGTTACTAAAAAAACCATATTGATCTCTTCGTCGGTTAAGTTGTTCGGTAATTTAAAGCTTTGCGAATGGGTTGTATAATCTGTTGTTCCTATCTGTCTACTTGGTAGAGAGGTTGATTTGCAAAGAAGAGATATATCTCTAGGATCATTTATTAAATTCTTAAGCGAGAATGATCCACTCGCTAAGTTTCCTATTAAATTAGTAGGATTTAAATTAAGTAAAGACATTTTAGGAGGAGTAAAGATTACGTTGAATCTATTCCCGTGAGCTAATCCCCCGTGATTACTAATTGTAGATTTTAAACTGTCGATTGAGCTTGCCATTTTTTTATTTACCGCTTAATTGTTTTCTAGAGTATCTCCAAACAGTATCTCTAGAAACTTTCTTAAAGTTATCTACTGGTAAGAATACTGCAATTTCCCATTCAGTCATTGGTACTCTCATAATCTGTGATTTTACATGATCCATTAAATAATGTTTAAAACAAGGTTTAAATTCTTGATAATTTTGTGCTTTAGCTAATAAACTATATCTTAATTTCGCTAGCCTAGATGTATCTTTCATTTTACCTGGGGATAATTCCATTAATTGATCCAAAAATTCTGCTCTTACTACTGGTGAAAGATAATGAAGATTTAATCCATGAAATCCACCTTTGGCAGGTTGAACCATAATAGTTAATGGGAATGTATCATAATAAGGTAATGTTTTCTTGAATTTTGGGTCATAAACATACATACACATATCACCAACTTTAGGCTTAGTTCTTACATCAAGAATAGGATCTTTCATTACTCTAGTTCTACTAACTGTTCCTAATTCTTTAACAGCTTTTCGAAACCAAGATCTAGCTTTATTAGATCTGGGTACTATATTAGCCCTATAAGCGCCTGCCTGTAATGTGTCGAATAAACTTGCCATATATCTATTTATAATGCAGACTTAAGTAGTTTGATACCTAAATTCTTTAAAGTATCCTCTGTCCAGATTTGGAATTTCCAACCTTTATGCTTAGCAAACTTATCAGCTGATTCCCATTTATCTTGATTTTTAACATAAGTCACTACCTCATTTATATATTTTTTGGTTTTTCTTTTTGGTTTTACTGGAGGCTTTGTTTGTATCTTAGGTTTAATCTCTATAAGAAATATTTCCCCATTAGTCATTTCAACCAATAGGTCTACGAAATATCGATGCATTCTTTTATCAGCTCTGGAAAGATATGGAACTACTACTTCTTCTGAGTTCCAAGCCTTTACATTTGGATTGTTTTCACACCATTTAAAACATTGTCTTTCCCATAAGGAACGATATACGACCTTAGTATAATCACCCATATACTTTTCTGGTTTAGTAATTTTGAATCTGCCTTTGTAACTCATATAAATACTCTTATAATTAAATTAATATTTTATTCTATTTATATAGATTAAAAAGGTAGGAATTAAATGTCAGAAATAGAAACAGCAGCAAGTACAACAAAATCGGAATCAGAAAGTGGTGGTGATGAAAGTACTGATTCAAAAAAAGCTCAAGAACCCTCCGGTCCACTAAGATATCCTTCAGACCTTGGCCAAGGAGCTGGAAAAACTTATGTTAGGTTTGCTACCGTAGATAGAATGGATGTAGATAAACCAATGACACCAATATATCTTTATGCTCCTCCAGGTTTAGCTGTTTCTGATGGTGTTGGCTATCATGCTTTAGATATGGGTTCAATAGGTGGATTAGTTGAGAATTTTCAGGAAGCCAGTGCTGGCGCAGATAAAACTTGGTTGGATGGATTGAGAGGTATAATGAATGAAGCTGATGCAAAGGCTTTAGGTAAATTAAGTTTAGGGGCTCTTGGTAAAGGAGTAGGTCAAAGATGGTTAATGAAAGAAGGTATAGCTCGAAATCCCTTTTCAGTTCAACAATTCTCAGGAGTAACCCCTCGATCTTTTGGTTTTTCTTTTAAACTAGTTGCAGAAAATTCTGATCAAGCAACCACCTTAAAACATATAGAAAATACTTTTAGAAAATTTTTATATCCTTCAGTGGGAGCTTCAGATATGCAACTTAAGTATCCTCCTTATTGGAAAATAGAATTCTATAATGGAGAGAACAAAAATAAGCATTTGCCATTTATTAATTTATCATATTTACAAAGTATGACTGCAACTTATAATCAAAGTTCAAATGCATTTCATAAAGATGGTCGACCTTTAGAAGTAGATATGTCTCTTACTTTCCAAGAGTCTAAAAATATGACAAGAGAAGATCTTTATGATCAGGACTCATTAGAATACACCTATGATTATGTAGGATCTGTTCAAGGTACTGCTATTGGTGATGCTGTGGCAGATAAAGTTGGGACCTCGGGGAGTAATTAATGAGTTATTTTAAAAGATTCCCAAAAGTAGGTTATGATTTTAACCGGGAAGGTGTAGTTAATAGTGTAGTTGATTTATTTAGACAAGTAAGACCACTACAAAATTACGTAGATTCATTTTCAGCTTATAAGTATCATGAAATCAAGGATGGAGAAAGGCCTGATATTTTATCCAAGAAATTATACGATAGTCCAGAATATTATTGGACTTTCTTTTTAGTTAATGATTTTCTTCACGATGGTTTAGGTTCATGGCCAATGAGCTCAACAAACCTAGAAGAATATATTCAAACAGAATTTAGTGGTTATGCCCTAGAAACTAGACCAAATATTAAATATGATACCGATGGTGGTATTGAAAAATTCGAAAACTCCCTAGCTAGTACTACTAAAAACCAAAACCAAGGAGCTTTCACCCCAGGAACAACGGTTACTCTTTCAAATGCTGGAACACAAACAGCCACAGGCACCATTCGAAGAAAAGATATATATTTAAATCAATTAGTAATACAAGATGTTACTGGTACACCAATCTCTGATGGAACAGGTAATAATGTAGAAAATTGTGTAGGAAGTTGGACTGATCCAGTTACTAAAGCTCCGGTTGCATGTAATGCAAAAATCTGGAAAGCTTGGCCATATGCTGAAGCACCACACCATTATTATATCACTGGTGATGCATCAGATGATAGGGTTATTAACCCAGACAAATCATTTAAATATGGAGTAGAAGCTCATGTTTCAAGTGCCAATTTCTTTTCAACTACCGATAATGCAGCTCTTAATTTAATACTAGAAGAAGGTTCTACTGCAGCTCCTTTATATAAATCTAATAGACAATATCTATTTGATAAAAATGAAGAACGTTCAAAGATAAGAATTATAGATCCAGCATTTATGATACCATTTGTTTCTGCATTCGATGATTTGTTAAATGTCTAATAATCTAATAGCCGGTGCATCGATTGATGGGAAGAAAATATCTTCTCCTTCACACTATCAAGTAGCTCACATATCATTATTTCCCCATAACCCTGGGGATTTAATGGGTGGAAAAATAGATATAAAAGAAATAGTTGGTCGTAT